AGCCAAGCCCATCGACCTACCGAAACCATCCGCACCGATTGCACCGATTGCCAAAAAGACGCTGACAGTCCCCACAGAAACCACGGAGAGCGTCGAAAGTATCGAAGACGAGGAAACATACCACCTTACCGACCTCGGCAACGGTCGACGGCTTGTTCGTGCCTGCGGTGACAAACTCTGCTATGTCGCTGAGTGGAAGCAATGGCTCGTCTGGGATGGTCAACGTTGGGCCAAGGGTGACGACGCTGGCGTGGTGCGCTTGGCGCATCGCGTCGCACTCGACATCTACACCGAGATTGCCAACGAGCCAGACAGCGACCGACGCAAAGACATTACCAAGTGGGCCGTTGCGAGCGAATCAGCGATGCGCATCGACGCAATGATAAAGAGCGCACGACCGTACCTCACCAAGGCACCGTCACTCTTTGACACCCATGCGCATTTACTCAACGTCGCCAACGGCACCGTCAATCTGCAAACGATGAAGATGCACGACCACGATCCGGCGCAGTACCTTACCAAGATTGTCGACGTCGCATACAACGAGAAAACACCGATGTCGCCACGCTGGGCAAAGTTTCTGCGTACCATCTTCGACGACGACAACGAGCTCGAAGGATACGTACAGCGTGCCGTCGGCTACACGCTCACCGGTCACACGGACGAGCATTGTCTGTTCTTCTGCTATGGCGACGGCGCCAACGGTAAGTCAACGTTTATGAAGGCGCTTGAAATCATATCGGGCGAATTCTCAACAACGGCCAGCATCGAAGCGCTACTCGAGAAACGCAACGACGGCGACAACGCCACGCCGACCGTCGCTGGTCTTGTCGGGATGCGCTTGGCCACTGCCCAAGAGATGCCAGATGGTAAACGCTTCGATGAGTCACTCATCAAAAGCATTACCGGCGGCGACACCATCAGCGCACGCATGTTGTACGGAAGTATATTCAAGTTCGTACCGACGCACACTCTCTGGCTTACCGGCAACCACAAGCCACGCATAACTGGCACCGACGCAGGCATATGGCGACGCATCCGGATTGTGCCGTTTACTGCGAACATCCCCGAAGACCAACGCCGCGACTCGCGAGAGATCGCCAAAGAGTTCCACGAAGACGCGTCGGCAATCCTTCAGTGGGCCGTGCTCGGTGCGTATCTGTGGTACAAGAACGGCATCGGTACATGTGAAGCGGTCGAGAAGGCCACGACCGAGTATCGTGGCGAGGAAGACATCGTCGCACGCTTTATCCAAACGATGTGCGTCACCGGCGAGTCAAAGCGCGTCGCGAAGACCGTACTCTATGCATCTTGGAAAGAGTGGGCCGAAGACGAAGGCGAGCGCGGAGCGGCGTTTAAGTCTCAGCGCTGGGTATTGAAGCAGTTGGAAACGCGAAAGATCGTCATTGCGCATGACCGGCGCTTTGTGTACGGTATCGGTCTTGTCGAGGAGCGCGAAGAATCCAATGAGCCAACGTCGCAAGTTACACGCGGTCAACGTCGACGTGCTGAAGCGTAGCAAAATACGCATTATTGCATTATCTCATTGTAATTTCGGTAACTTTTCTATATATCTACCTCGTATATAAAAGTTACTGAAAACAGGGTGAGATAATGCAATGATGCACGAAAGGAACACCATGGACGACCTATTCTCAAAGAAAACCGCACCGATGCCCGTCTTAAAAAAATCTGAGCCCCTCCGATGCCTTTGTTGTGCCTTCGCAATGGATACCGCAACGCCGTATCCCCAGCTGTGCAGCCGATGTCGTGCGGACATGCACGGAGCGCTCGTGACCGTGGCGACGGACTGCGCAGAGCTCGAGGCGAAGTGGCGCGCAATGTTTAAAGGCGCTGACGACGAGTATCAAGAGCGCTTCGTTGCGTTCCTAGAGGCGGCCGGGTCAGCGTATGGGCCCGCTGCGTATCCAACGCGGCAACGAAGCATCGCAGAGTTCCAGCGCAGAGCGGCGGCCACGGTGGCCAAGGGTGGCGAATTCGCGCGCTTAGTGACCGCATGGCGAGCGTGGCACCGTCGATGTGGTGACCGCGACATGTTGCAAATCATGATGGTGTTCAGAGTGGAGGCGACGTCGTGACCAACTGGTACCATCGTCAACAGCACCGAGACACAAATCACAAGGCCATTGTGGCGGCGCTGATCTACCACGGCGCCATCGTTGCGGACATGGGGAATGCTGGCGGAGGTGTCCCGGATTTGCTCTGCGGTTATCGCGGCGTGCTATTCTTAGTTGAAGTGAAGACCGCAACCGGCGCACTCAGCGCCAAACAACGGGAATTCTTCGACGCTTGGACGGAGTACCCCGCACTCGTTCTACGATCGCCTGACGATGTGTTCGATGTGATGGAGGTTCTACGCAATGCGTACGCAATGGACGAGATTGATTGGGCGGCACTGGTACCGCGTGGACGTCGGCGAAAGCGGGCGGTGGATGTTGGTGCGGGAGCGGGCCGACGAGCAGGACGACGAAGTGGTATGCCGCGGTCGGGAGATGACCGCAACGATTGACGAAATCATGGCGGCGATTGTCGACGAGTTGCAATGCTTAGCAGAGGAAATACAATGTTCGAATTCATCGCAGGACTAATTATTGGTTTTGTTGCTTCGGTGATCGCAATGACGGTCGGCATGGTATTGGAGCGTAAACGATGGAAACCATAATTCTCTTTTATTACCTACTCTGCAACGGCTCAGACTGCAACGTCGTGCCCTTCGAGGTGACCCGTGAAGCCGCTGCCATCGTGGCGTGTGAGAGTGGCGACGGTCACAACTACGGAACGTACAGCAGGCACGCACGGAGCGCAACGCAGGACGGCGGATTATTCCAGTTCAACGACGCAACGTACGAGTGGCTCACGGGGCGGACGCACGCCGACACCGACACCCCAGCGAATCAATACGATACGTTCCAACGATTGTGGAACGATGGCCGAGGGTGGAAGCATTGGAAGGCGTCGAAGCCGTGCTGGTCGCAGTGGATGCGCATCGATGACGACGGCCGAGCGGTGTGGCGATGAAGCACTTCTTAGTCGTTGCGCTGATGACGGCTTTGTATTTGGTGTGTTTTCTGATATTCGCTTTCTTGGTTGGCTTTGTTCGATATTGAAAGGCATAGTAATGGCCACATGGGAAGCACTGCGATTGACCGAGGCAACCATGGCGCTGATTAAGTCCGACGCCACATCGAAGGCCGTCGCGTTGGAACTTGGCGTATCGAAGACGACTGTGTGCAAGTACCGACGCGAGTTCGTTGGACGAAAGCGGCACTACATCGACTGGCCAAGCGATCCTGCATGGTACGAAGAGCGAACCATGTCCGACATCGTTGCGGCGCTGAAGTGCAGAGTGGACACCGCTTCATTGCATATCAAGAAGCGAGGATATACGTACCGCAAGGGACGCTGGGCACGTTCGTTGTTCACCGGCAAACGACCCGGTGGGCAACCGCACCGACCACCAAAGTATAACTACCCAGAGTCGCGGTCGTTCTGGGAAGCACGCACAATCAAACAGATGGCGGAAATAGTCGGCTGCGGATACGGCAACGCTGAACGATGGGCACGCAAGCACGGCTACGTCATGAAGAAGCAAAATCGGCGCATCCCTTGGCCGACCGACGCATCGTGGTACGCTGAGCGGACTGCGCAGGAGATCGCCGGCATACTCATGGTCATCGACGACCAAGTCTATTTACACGCACGGAAGCACGGATACACAACGAAGTCTCCCGAGTTGAGCAGGTACGATTGGAAATACCGTAACAAGAACACCTACGAAAACGCATCACAAAGGAGAGAAAAAACGAGCAACAATGAAAGTACTTAACTGTCTCTGCAAACAATGCAGATCGCGACGCGGCAAACATGCGCTCTACCAACAGCAATTTCGCAAGGCACGACGCAAGGCAAACGAGCGACTGCGCCTTGCGTTGGTGTCTCGGTCGTATGACGTTGATATTCCGGAGAAGGCACGAGGAGAGTACGCAGCATGACCTACACACTGCATACCGGCGACTGTCGTGACGTGATGGCGACGCTCCCGGCTGAATCCGTCGACGCCATCGTGTGCGACCCTCCGTACGGGCTGTCGTTTATGGGCAAAGGGTGGGACCATGGCGTTCCCGGTGTCGACTTTTGGGTCGAGGCGTTGCGTGTGTTGAAACCGGGCGGGCACCTCATCGCCTTTGGTGGTACTCGGACGTATCATCGATTGGCGGTGGCTATCGAGGACGCCGGCTTCGAGGTGCGCGACTGTCTGATGTGGTTGTACGGCAGCGGGTTCCCGAAGTCGCTGGACGTGTCGAAGGCGATGGATAAACAGGCGGGAGCGGAGCGGGAGGTCTTGGGCGAATCGGAATATAATGCACGTCGTCCAAATCCTCCGGTCTCAGAACGTTATGCGCAGGCCGGGCATAAAGCATTTATCACCGCACCGAACACCGACCTCGCCAAGGAGTGGCACGGCTGGGGCACTGCGCTGAAGCCTGCGTACGAACCGGCGATATTGGCGCGCAAGCCACTGCGGGGCACGGTGGCGGACAACGTGGCGCAATGGGGAGTCGGTGGGCTCAACATCGACGGGTGCAGGGTGGGCGATGAAAGTACATTGCGTCCAAACAGTAACGCCGCCGGTGTCTTTGTCGGCAAAGGCAACGAAGGGCAAGTCAACGGCTCCGTATCCGGCCGCTGGCCCGCCAACGTCATCCTCGACGAGGAGGCAGCGGCTGCGCTGGATGCGCAGAGCGGGGTCGGCGGCGCGTCTCGATTTTTCTACACGGCGAAGGCGTCGCGGTCGGAGCGCGAAGCGGGGCTCGACGGGGTGGAGGCGAAGCGCGAAGCGGATCGCACTGCAGATGATTTGCCGGGCGGCGATAATCCACGCAACCTCACTAACACCGCACGATCCAACCATCACCCGACCGTCAAGCCCATCGCCTTGATGCGCTACATGATTCGCCTCGTTGTACCGCGTGGCGCCGTCGTCCTCGACCCGTTCATGGGCTCAGGGTCGACGGGGTGCGCGGCGATGGTCGAGGGGATGCAGTTCGTCGGCATCGACATCACCCCGGAATACGTCGACATCGCTCGGCGGCGTCTGGCGTGGTGGTCGTCATCGTCTCCCCTTGACAACATGGCGACAATGGAACTACACGAGGAGGATGAAGCATGACGACGATTACACCGATTCCAAACCCCACGGAACTTGGCATACCCGGCGGAACGTACACGGCCACGCAGACATTTGTACAGGTCGACAAAGCGGGTCAGTGGTTCGCCACATCGATGAGCAACTTCGGGGTGCCGTGGCCGCAATTCGGTATTCATCTGTGGTACCGCAAGTCACTCGCAGCAGAGTGGCAACTTATCCAGTTCTACAACGACGCACACGGAAACATCACCGTCATCGGCAATGAGTTGTACTTTATCGTCAACCGCAAGAACGGTACTTCGTTCATGAACAAGATTTCACGATGGCAGGGGCCTCGCTCATGACGTATGCGTACGATCTTCGGCACTGGGCAACGGTGCAAGACTTTGACACGCATCTACATCGCCATGAGCCCATTGCTACGGCACCGTGGGCTCGTGGCGTCGTCTTGCATCACACATGGCGACCGTTGCCAAGCCAATGGAACGGCGCCATCACGATGAACGCCATGAGTAAACGATACGAGGCGATGGGATGGCGAGGCGGTCCGCATTTGTTCCTCGTCATCGGCGGACGCAATCCGGAGCTTGACGGCATCTGGCAGATGTGCCCATTGAACGTGCCCGGGATTCATTGTTCATCGTTGATTGGCAACGCGCAGATGTGGGGCATCGAAGTGGTCGGAGAGTACGACACGCGACCATGGCCCGACGACCTGCACCGGCTCGTGCGCTCCACGACGTTGGCGCTGATGAATTGGCGCGGTATCGCAGTGGATGCAACGACCCTGAAAGGACACCGCGAATACCCAGCGGCGAAGAAGTCGTGCCCGGGCTCAGCGATAAACATCGACGCGGTGCGGTACGAATTCGCAGCATATCAGCAGGGGAAAGTATGACCGAGTCAGTCGAAACAAAGTTGGCGCGCATCGAAGAGAAGCAAGACATGATACTGCGACGACTCGAAAACGGCGACGCCAACTTCAAAGAGTTTGAGAAGCGTATTGCACGGCTTGAACAACAGGTATACGCGGTCATGCTCGTCGGTGGCGGTGCGTGGTTGGTGTTTCTTTCGTGGTTCCGTATGAGTGGAGGCTAAGACATGAAACCTTGGTACAAATCAAAGACGGTGTGGATTAACGTGTTGTCATTGGTCGCCATGATACTCGCCACGGTTATGGCATGGCCTGAGCTGAACGAGATTGCACCGCAGATTGCGTATGCGCTTGCCATCGTCAACGTGTTGCTTCGCTTCGTGACGTCGGAGTCGGTGCGGTGACTGGTCCAAGAAAGCCACGTGCGCAGGCCGTCGTAAAAAGCGAGTCACAGGCTGTAATCATAACCAAGTTACAGCAGGCCGAAGTCTTGGAAGCCATCGAGCGACTCGGTTTCATGACGGACGCGTGCAAGGTGTGCAACATCAACCGACGCGACCTACTCCGTGCACGCGACGCCGACCCGGTGTTCGCTGCGAAGGTGGAAGAAGCAACCCGACGCGGTCGCGAAGTGCGTCAAGAGTTCCTCGAATCTTTGGCGTACAGCATGGCGCCAACGACGCCGGTCATGGTCATGTTTCTACTCAAGAAGTTAGACCCGACCTACAGAGAATCCTACAATGTACACTCCACAACCGGCCCCAACGACTACGTCATCGACCTCACCGCTGACGATCCGACACCAATCACAGACGTCACCCCAAAGAGCGTTTTGGGCAAGTGATGCGCGGTTTCGTCTGTTCGTCGGTGGTCGTGGCAGCGGTAAGACACGAGCAGGCGCAGTAGAGGCACTGAGACAGCCCAAGGGCTCCACGGGGCTCATCGTGGCACCGACATACCCAATGCTGAAACTCGGCGCCATGGAGACCATCCTGCGCTTGGTAGCGAAGGCAGGCATTGCGACGTCATGGAACAAATCAGACATGGAACTTCGTTTGCTCGGTGACCGTCGCATCATCTTTCGCAGTGCGGACAACCCCGACCGACTGCGTGGCGCCAACGCCGGGTGGCTTTGGTTGGACGAGGTGGCGATGATGGACAGCGACATTTGGCCATTGAGCATTGCGACGTTACGCGAGCAACCCGGTCGGGCTTGGATGTCCACGACGCCACGCGGCAAAGATTGGGTGTATCAACTCTTCGCAGGCACGCACCACGACTACGCCACGATCCGAAGCAAGACGACGGATAACGTGTTCCTCGATGACACCTTCGTTGCCACACTCAAAGAATCAATGACCTCAGAGATGTACCGACAAGAAGTTGACGGTGATTTCATCGACCCGGTCGGGGCAATGTTCCAACGCCATTGGCTAAAGACGACCGACGTACGACCGCACGGCGCGAAGTGGTTCCGATACTGGGACCTAGCATCCAGCGTCAAGCAATCCGCAGACTATACCGCGTCCGTCCGTGTGTGTTTACACGACGGCGTGTTCTATATTGCCGACGGTATCAAAGTAAAGGCAGAGTGGCCCGATGTACGACGCATCATGGTGGACACGATGCGCCGTGAGACGGACACGACGCACGGCATCGAGAAAGCACAGCACGGACTCGCTGCAACCCAAGAGTTGCGACGAATACCGGAGATTGCCGACGTATCGTTCAAAGGTGTTGACGTCAAGGGCGATAAAGTCCAGCGCGCAATGCCTTGGGCTGCCAGAGCCGAAGCCGGAGCCGTGGTCGTGGTGAACGGTGCATGGGTGCGGGACTTTCTTGACGAGGTCGTCGCCTTCCCCAGCGCACCGCATGACGACTACGTTGACGCGGCCAGCGGTGCGGTCGCAATGATATCGAAGCCACGCGTAGAATGGAGTTTTGCATGACCATGAATAACCCGGCTTGGCTGGGTCAATTGTTGCGTAACGGAACAATCAAGACGGCAGATGTGGGATATGCACACGTCGCACCGTTGTACCGTGCGGTCGAACTGCGTGCCGACGCGATCAGCTCGGTACCGTATCGCTTACTTCGCAACGGGGTCGAAGTAGAGTGGCCGTGGAAAAAGAACTTCTCTCGGCTCTTGGCAGCGACGGAGCGCAGCCTTCTTGTGTGCGGAGCGGCGTATTGGGTGCGCATCGTCAAGGGTCGGACGTTGGTCGGCTTCGAAGCGCTCAACCCGACCACGGTGAACTACGCATACAATCCAAACCTCGGCACGTTGGAGAATCCCTACTTGGGGCTGACGTTTAACCAAGTCATTGGCGGCAAGATGTACGGGCCGTGGACGTTGGAAGAGATTGTCTACTTTCGCGAAAACTCATTCACGGACGACGTCGGGCCGGGCTTGGCACCTGCGCAGGTCGCTATGCAAAATGCGCAGTTATCCTACAATCTTGACCGCTTCACTTCGATGTTCTTCGAAGGTGGCGCGCAACCAGTGACGGTGATGAACCTCCCCGACTCGATGGACGATTCAGAGTTCAAGCGGATGGGCGCAGAGATTAACCAACGCGGAAGCGGTGTGTTGAACGCGTTCAAATGGATATTTGTCCGAGCGCAAGAGTTGAAGGTACAGAAGATTACACCGGACATCAATACCTTGATGATGCCGGAGTTAGCAGAGCGCACGCTGAAGCAAATCGCCATGACCATGGGCGTACCGTTGACCATGCTTGAAGCATCGGCGGCGAACTACGCAACGGCGGATTCGGATCGTCAATCGTTTTGGCGTGAAACCGTGATACCTCGGTTGCCGAAGTTAGCCGACGTCATGAACGAACAACTACTCGGGCCGTTGAAGTATGAAATTCAGTTCATGCCGGAGCAACTCGACGTCATGCAAGCGGACGAAGCGCAGCGCGCAGGCTCTTTGCTTCAACTCACACAGGCCGGCGTACCGCTTCGGGCGGCGATGCAAATCCTTGGTTATGACGGCATTGCCGACGTCATTCTGCCCGGTGACCTCGTCGCTCCGGAGTCAACGCCAGTCGAAGCGCCAACCGAAGCAGGCACTGCGGCACCGTCGGACATGGCGAACACATCCAAAGCCGTAGCCAATGAATGGTCGTTGTTGTCAAAAAAAATAGAGCGCAGAATTAAGAGCGGACGAGACCCACGCACCTCGTTTGATTCTGCGCTGATACCCGCTGACCACGTCGATGCCGTGATGGAGCGATGCTACAAAGGCATGACCGTAGCAGACGTGCACGACGTCATTCACGCGGTCAAGGCACCGGTTGACGACATGACTCCGGACGAACTGCGCATCTATAACCGCATCATCAAAGAGATGCGCAAGAAGGGCGAAGAGTGGGCGCGTGACATCGTCAACGAGCGCGATCCGTCAACATCGTTGCGCGACATCATCAAACCGGTCTTAGATTCGGAACTGGGCACGACGATGAGCAAGCGCATCGACCGGCTCGGTACTGAGTTTAGTATCCCGATGGATACCGGTGACCAGTCGCGGTATATCCAAGATTGGCTACTCGATTACACACCGAGAGAGACGGCGAAGATTGACGAAACCACGGCGAACCGCATCAAGCCCATTATCGAGATGTTCCGCACGACCCCGGGCATGACGATACAGGACATCACCGCTGCGGTGTTGCCACTGAGCGACCCGACGCGGGCCAAGATGATAGCCATTACCGAGACGACGCGCGCAGCATCGCAGGCAACGACTTCGTATAAGGATTATCTCAGGGAACGCGGCATCAACATGGTGCGGGTGTGGAATACCGATGCGGACGAGTTAGTCTGCGCAATCTGCACAGGCAAAATCTACGGTGTCGATTTGAACGGACTGACGGAAGACAAGTGGCCTGCTGAAGTTGCAGCGGGTCCACCAGCGCACGTCAATTGCCGATGTGACACGTCACTGCGGTTGGTGCGCTGATGGCAAACAGCATCACCGTGGAAATCCTTGGACGCATCGGCGAGGCGCAGATTGGCGAGATGATACGCACCGTCACGCTGGGCTATGCGGTGTTGGTGCAAGGGCAGTTAAACGAAGACAAGCCACCACCACCGGCTCCGGGCTCAATGAAGTTTAAGTCAGAGAAGCAACGGCGCTTCGTCATGGCGAACTATCGACGCGGCACAATCACGGTACCGTATAAACGCGGTACCGGGTCAACGCTGAAGGGAAGCGAAGCGCTTAACCGGTCGTACCGCGTCGATTTGCAAGGCGATGAGGCGGTGCTACAGAGTGCCGCGTCGTATGCTCCGTACGTCGTTGGAGACCAACAGGCGGACATACACAAAGGACGATGGAACACCGCAGGCAACGCAGCGGAGACCATACACAGAAACGGCGATCTGTCGGCGCTCGTCGCGCAAGCAATGGAGAAACTTTGATGCCGTATCATGTTGTATCTGCAAATGAGCAGTATTGTGTGTTCAAAGATGGCGAACCCGAAGCATTGCAATGCTATCAAAGCATGGACGAAGCGATCGCATATCTGACCGCACTCAATATTGCAACATCAGATGAAACCAAAGCGACGTACATCGCACCGCAGGCGGTCGCCGACAATGCACAGCGTGCGCTCGATGTGCGTGCGGAGAAGCCACCGAGTCAGCAGGGCATGACTGCGGTCGGCTTGGCGCGTGCGAACCAACTGGCCAACAGAGAGCCGGTCAGTTTCGAGACGGTGCGACGCATGGTTGCATACTTCGACCGTCACGAGATTGACAAAGAGGGTGCGACGTGGGACGAGCAAGGCAAAGGGTGGCAAGCTTGGTATGGTTGGGGCGGCGATGAAGGGCGCGCGTGGGCGCGTCGTATTGTAGAGGAGAACAGCATGGCTACTAAAGCATCACGTCGACATTCTGAGAGCGACATGGAAGCGCTCCGTATGGCGGCGTATCACAACAAGGAAACAATGAAGGCACTGCGCACCGTTGGCTATGACGGCATGAAACCAAAGAGCGCCACCAAGGCAATCGACGAATCAACCATCCTGAACGAGCGCCAAGTGGTCATGTATGACATGTACGAGAGCATCGTTGAAGAGTACGGTGTTTTCGACAAGGGCATCGGCGCCAACGGTGCGCACTACATCGGCGCAGAAGGCAACCCATTCAAGGCCGAAGGCATGGCGTGCAAGAACTGTGTGTTCTACCTCGCCAACCGGTGCGAGATCGTCGATGGCGACATCGAAGAAGACGCACTGTGTAAGTTGTGGATTATTCCCGAGGCCGCATTGATTGCCGAAGCACCAGTCGAAGCCGAAGCCGAAGAAGAGACCGAAGAGATGGCCGAAGAGATGGCCGAAGAAGCCGTCGCCGAGGTCGAAGAGCCAGTCGAGGAAGCCGTTGCGTCCGCTCACATGGACGACGAAGACAAAGCCCTTGACAACACCGCGACAATGAACGAAGAAGCAACTAAGCGCTTCGCACGTCGATTGCTGGGGGTCAAATGAAGTCAACACCACACGCTATCAAAGCCGTCGCACCGTTCACCCTTAAGGGCACCGGTGTTGTCTACGGTGGCGAGGATTTGACCGGCGACCGATTCAGCAAAGACACCGACTTCGGCGGTACGCGTCCCTTCGTTGGGATGCCTGTCTACTACGACCACGCACTTGGCGGCATCAAGTCGCAAATCGGCACGGTCAAGGTTTGGACTCCAACCGACACCGGCATCGACGTGCAAATCGAACTTGACCGCAGGCACAAGTACGCAGCCGACGTCATGAAGCTCGCGGAGCAAGGCGCTCTCGGTCTCTCGACCGGCGCATTGCCTCACCTCGTTGAGCGCGTCGACGGCGAAATTAAGCGCTGGGTAGTCGGTGAAATCTCATTGACGCCAACCCCAGCGGAGCCCCGCACCACTACCGAAGTCTCGACCAAGGGAACCACTGTGCGCACTGCGGCAGCGAACACCGGTCATGACGATATCAAAACCGCAGTATCTACAGAGGAAACACACACAACCATGGAAAACATCAAGGACGCAGTCAAGGCTGCAATCAGCGAGCTCGCAGGCGAACCCGTCGCAGGTGGCACAATCCACAGCGCACCAGCAATGAAGGCCGCACCGGCTGCGGTCGAATCAGTGAGCCCATTTGATACCAACGAGTACCATCAGGCGTACAAGTCGTTCATGCGTGGCAGCGACGATGCATCGGTGATGAACACCTTGCACAACGCGAAGAAGTCAGCAACGAAGACACTGACCGAAGCAACGAACAACGACGGCGGTTTCACCGTTCCAACGACCATCAACCGCACCATCACGGCACGTCGCGACGAACTCTCGTTCTTGGGTCAAATTGGTTTCACTCGTGTCACCACGGAATCGTGGAAGCACATCATGCCTGCGCAGAGCACCAAGGCAACTCCCGGAATCGTTGCCGAAGGCGTAACCGCAACGGCATCTGAGCCAAACCTCGCCAACTCCAAGACCATCCAACTCTACAAAGACACTCTTGAGTTCGCTTTGTCGGATGAGTTGATGGCCGACACGTCGTCGAACCTCGAAGAGTTCCTGCAGAACGAAATCGCACGCGCAATGGCAGTCAGCGCAAACAACTACATCGTCAACGGTTCCGGTTCTTCGCAGCCGTACGGTTTGCTTACCCGGGTAACGAACACCTTCGCATTCAGCGCAACGGCAATCACCAACGCGCAGATTGTCGGGCTTAGCACCGACGTTGCAGGCGAATACCTGACCAACGGCGAGACTGGCTTCATCATGCAGAACTCCACTTGGGGCGCATTGAAGACCCTCGACCTGACCAACTACAACCGCATCACGGACACCGTGAACGGTCAGCGCACCGTCGAAGGTTGGCCGGTGATGTTGTCTGCGCAAATCCCAGCGATTGCCACGACCAACAAATCCATCATCTTCGGTAACTACTCATTCTACGCATTTGTCGAGCGCGCAAGCGGTGTGCAAATCGAGCGATGGCGCGACGTGCGCAAGGGCTTGACCTACATTGTCGCTTCATGGCGCTACGGTGGCGACGTGACACAAATCGAAGCCTTCGCAGTCGGCGTCCACGCTTAGTCAATCAGGGAGGTGTCAAGGATTCCTTGACACCTCCCTACCACACGGAGACCCCACATGAAAGTACAAATGTTATCAGGCATCGTGTTTCGTGACGCAGCAACCAAAGCCTGCACGACGTACCAAGCCGGGGATATCATCGAAGTCAGCGACGTTGATGCAAAGATTCTCATTGACGAAGGCTCAGCCGTCGCAGTGGAATCAGAGCCAACCGAGAAGCCGAAGCGCACCACGAAGGTAGTCTAAATGGCATACGCAACCGCAGCGGATTTGCGTGCGTACATCGGCGCAACCGCAACGACGGACGACACACAACTTGGCAACGCGGTGACCCGTGCGCAGACCGAAATAGAGCGACAGACGCACCGAGTCTTCGAAGCGGCCGCAGACACGACGCGGTATTACACACCGTTGTACCGTCGTGAGGTGTTGGGCGATCTCGAGGACGACGGGCGTACCTTGTGGCTCGGTGCTGACCTGTGCGCCATCACGTCGATAACCAACGGCAACGGCACCGCTATTGCACTGTCCGACGTCGTGACCATCGATATCAACGTCAAACCATGGTACGCAATCCGACTAAAAGACAGCGCCAACATTGAGTGGACATTCACCGGTACGCCGGAATACTCCATCTCGGTCGTCGGTCGCTTTGCATACTCTACAACGCCACCAGCGGACATCGTAAGCGCCACGTTGATGCTCGGGGCATATCTGTACCGAAGACGCGAAGGCGGCCCGGATACAGACCGCAACATCATCAGCGCAGACGGCGTGCTTATGGCTCCCGCACGGTTTCCGACCGATGTATCAACCATCATCAAGAAATACGTGAGGCACTCGTAATGTCACAACTCGACAGCATCCTTGACGCGGTCGAGGCCATGAGTGTCAGCGGTGTGACCACGGTATACCGCGGGTCATCGCTGAAAGACTCCGCAGAAATTGCGGACATTCCCATGCGTATCATCAGCGCCATCGGCATGAGTTCCGCACGGGTGCAAACCAAGACGCTGGGCGGTTCTGGACATGTGATGATGGCTGAGTGGACGATAACCGACCTTGCATTACTTCGCTCAGCGGGGATGGGGCTTGGTTTGTCCGACGTTGCGCCAAACGTCGAATCGTACTTGGCTGCGTATCACGACGCAGTCAAAACATTGACGGCGCCATCGTGGGCAGTTGTTGACCTTCGATGCCGTGCGCAGGTTTTAGAATTCCCAGCGGCTTCGGGCCGTAACTATGACGCCGTTGTGGCGACCCTTGTATTCCGTGAGATTAACCAATAGGAGTGTAGACCATGGCACAAACCACAGCCGCAGTCAACGGCGTTGCTTCAACCGTAAGCATCAAAGTCGGCGCAGGGTCGTACGTTGACATCAGCGGAGCCACGCAGAGCGTCGACGCCGCAACCGCAACGGTGATGAACTCCGACACCTACACGCTCGACGGGAGCGGCGCAATCATTTTGTTGGGCAAGTATGAGCCTGTCGATGTGACGGTGAACATCTTGTATACCGAGACCGTCACCACGGAGCCGTTCATGGTTGCGCAGGGTGCCTTCGCAGCGAAGAGCGCAGTGCAAATCAAATGGGTGCCACGTGGCGCGGGCTCGGGAGCCAACACGATCGAGACCGCAGCAACCGGCTACATCACATCCATCGACTACCCAGCCGTTGACGCATCCTCAGCTGATGCGCTCATGGTTTCCTTCACTGTACGTTGTCCGGCCATCACGTACACTGACGTCGCATAGTTCGGGCGTGCGGTCATGGTGGGGCGTGACCGCGTGCCAACTTTTAGCCCCACACAATTTCTACAAAGGAGACACCCCACATGTCTATTGAATACACCGTTGACGATTCGAAGTTGACCATCGGCGATCTCATCAAACTACAGGCAAGCCAAAACGACCTAAGCGTTACCGTGTCGATCCTGCGCAAGTGCGTAGAAGTCAGCGAAGGCGAATTCGAGGATATCCCGGCGAAGCACTTCCCAAAGATTGTCAAAGCCGTGCTCGGTTCACTCTCGCCATCAATGGGAAACTAAAGAAGGCGCTCAGTGCCCACCTTTGGGTGGGCGAAGAGGCGCCAATGGAATACATACGGCTGATTATGTGTCGTGACGTGTACCACTGCACACCGACGGAACTTGAACAGGTGCCTTGGCGTACTATCCAAGAAGACCTGACCATGATTGCCGTAGAGCGCACGGTACGCACGCGAAGGAATAAGAAGTAATGGCCGAAGAGACGGTACTGATTCGCTTTAAGAGCGAAGACGATGCAACCAAAACCACCAAGGCCGTCAACGACGGGCTCGACGATGTCAGCAAAAACGCTGGTAAGGCGGGCTCGTCGTTCTCTGGTATGGGCTCGGTAATGAGTGGGGTATTGCAGGGAATCGGTCAGGGCCTTATCGGGATGGCGTCGCAACTCGGTGGCAAGGCAATCAGCGCAGTCACTGACTTTGTAAGCGGCTCCATCGAAGAGGCTTCGCAGTGGAACAGCGTATTCGCACAGACGCAAGCGGTCATCGAGTCAACCGGTGGCGCGGCGGGCATCACTGCGGAAGAGATGGCGAATCTTGCAACAAACCTCAGCGCATCCGCTGGCGTGTCGTTATTTTCCGATGATGCCATCCTCGGGGCCCAGAACGTCTTAGCGACGTTTACCAACATCGAAGACCTACAGTTTGCAGGCGCAACCGAAGCAATCCTCGACATGTCGCAAGCGCTGGGGATGGATTTGGACAGCGCAGCGATGCAAGTCGGCAAAGCGTTAAACGACCCCGTCGCAGGCTTGGCGGCGCTGAGCCGAAGCGGCGTACAGTTCACCGCAGAGCAAGAAGCCATGATCAAAGCCATGGTGGAAGCGGGCAACGTTGCAGGCGCACAAGAAGTGATGTTGAAAGAACTCAACACGCAATTCGGCGGCTCGGCACAGGCGGCGGTGAACACCTACGCGGGCCAACAGGTCATACTGCAAGAGAAAATGGCAGGCATACAGCAGACGCTCGGTGAAGCGCTTATGCCGCTGATGTTGCAGTTCGGCACGTTCTTGTCCGACACGCTTGTTCCAATCTTCGCAGACGTGGTCACCGGTATTGCTGACTTCATCAACGGGATGAACGAATCAGGCACCACGTCGGGAGTATTCGACACGATCCGCAACGCCATCGCAGCGGTGCCGGGCATCCTCGAAGTACTCAATGGATACCTTGCGCAAGTGCTGGTCTTCTTGCAACCGCTGACCGATGCGGCAACAACCTTCGGCACGGTGTTCATGACCGCAATGACCAGCGCAGGCGGCGCAATTGCGGAATACTTAGGAAGCCCGGCGGTGCAAGGGTATCTTGCGGTATTGCAAACCGCTCTCGGTGCGTTGGCAACGTTGGTGCGTGACGTGCTGGTCTTGGCGTTCCAAGGTGCGACCATTGCATGGTCGTTGCTCAGTCAGGCCTTTACTATTGCATGGCCATACATCAAGACGGTGCTTGACACGTTCTATTCGTTGGCCACGACCGTCATGGGAGCGGTAACGGGGATTCTTACCACATTGTCTCAGGTCGTCAAGGGCGACTTTTCCGGAGCCTTTGAAACAATGAAGACAACCGTCGGCACTACGCTCGAAGACCTTTGGGAGTTCTTCAAGACGCTCGACAAAAACCTTACATCGTTCTTTGATGAAATCATACCCGAAGCGCTTGCATTGGGAACAAGTTTAATGCAAGGCATTGCCGACGGCATCAGCAGCGGTGCAACGCTCATTAAAGATGCGGCGATGACCGCAGCAAAGGCAGCGTACCAAGCGGTCAAAGACTTCTTCGGCATCGAGTCACCGTCGAAACTGATGCACGACATGGTCGGCATCAACGTGTCCAAAGGTATTGCAGGCGGTATCAAAGACGGCATACCCGAGGTGATTGGAGCATCCGAGCAGGCGGCAATGTCGGCGGCGCAGACGGTAAACAACTTTACTTTCAGCGCTTCGTACGCAAACACACAAAGCGAGTCATCTTTGATTAACGACGCACGCGCATGGATGATGACGTTGGGGGAGGCGTAATGAAATTAGAATTCTACCGCGGAAGCGCAGTGTGGGAATTCAATGTAGCGAATGGCGGCTACAGTGGCGCGACAATGTACGTCACTGGGGCCGTCAATTGGGGCATTGCTCCAATTACACGTATTACGCAGCGAGGCCCATTCCAAGAAGGCGACAGTGATATTGATTATCGGCTTAATCCTCGCGTCATCAATTTACCGCTCGTTGTGCCCGGTGAAACGTATGACGAGATGATGAACAACCGCGAGAAAGTCGCTGCAATGTTTCGACCGGGCAACGACGTTGCAACATTGCGTCACACACTTAATCCCGACGCTGGTATCATCGATTTGCGCGGTGTGCGGTGCATCGATGTCAAGGTTGCCGGCGCAGTGATGGACACAACCCCCAACGAATTCAACGTGCGCGCAGTCATTCAACTACGAGCCGACGATCCGACATGGTACGACTCAACGCAGAAGCCTTTGCAACTCACCAACATACAATTCGGAACACCAACGCCATACCCGAAACCGTATGGCGTCCCGTACGGTGCCGCATCGGTCAATAACATTGTTTCGTTGGCATACTACGGCACCGCAGTGTCATACCCGGTATTGGAATGTTACGGGCCATTGAGCGACCTTGTGATTGACGACGGACTAGGTCACACAATCTCGTTGACGCAAACAATACCAGCCGGCGAAGTATGGTCAATTGATTTGCGCTACGGACAAAAGACCGTGACCGACAGCGCTGGAGTATCAAAGTTTGCCGCGATAAGCATCGACAGCGATATTGTGAACTGGGGACTGTATCCAGAAACTTCGTTTCTCGGTGCATATCAAACAATCAGCGTCAGCGCAACTTCAACAGATTCCAACTCTGCAGTCTACATGTTTTATAACGTCCGATACGTCGGTATTTAAGGAGTATACGCAATGGCTGAGCAATCTATTGGTATGGCAACGGGAACCGGGGCAGCGTATGGAGATGGTAACGTCGGCGCTGGCTACGACACCGCACGCATGATTGCGATGGAAACAAAGACGCTCAACGATGGCGTGCTTCAGGTCGGCAACGACTTTGCAATGAGTGGCTCGGGGACTGGTACGCTGACTATTCAAGACGGCGCCGCAATTGTCGGCGGTTATTTCTACGAAAACACTTCGTCATCGGCCATTGTGATTTCGACGTTAGCAAACGCCACGTATAACGTCGTCATCTTCGTCAACAGCACCGCGGGCTCGTTGACAGTGTCTCGGAGCGTCGCCGGTACGACCGTCGGAACGTACAGCGTACGACTCGCCGTGGCAACCTCTGCACAACTCACCGGTCGAGTCTATGTACAACTTGGTACTATCACCGTAGCAGGCGCAGTTATATCCGCAATCTCGCAATCGTACGCAATGTACGGTACGACGTCGCAGTTACCGTACCAATCCTACGCAACCATGAGCGGCGGAACGGCGACGCTGACCACTGCGAACACCACATATGACATCACCGGTTACTCTTCGTCAAGCGTTACGGGTGACAATATCTTCAGCGTCAACACGACGACGGGAGAAATCACCGTGCGACGCATTGGCTTGTATCTCGTGACTGCGTACGGTGTATTCTCGTCGGGCACAACCGGCAATCGTTTGCTTGGAATTCAGTTAAACGGTTCTTTTGTGCAGTCTACACGTATGGCATCGTCAGGCACATCGACGCACACCATGACACAAACTTCGTTGATTGCGACGACGGCCGTGACCGACGTCATCAAAATCAGCGCCATTAGTACGCTTGCAGCACAGTCATACGCAAACGGTGTATTCACGATCTCGCGAGCGTAGCCATGGCGATACAGTACGTTATCAAACTGTACGACGATGCTGGGGTGCCGGTCGGCATCGTCACCCCGCTCGACATCGCAGTGGTGCACAAAGTCAACACGCCAAGCGTGGCGACGTTCTCCGTGAACCTCAATGCGCCAGTCGTTGCCGATTTGGACTACGGATACATCATCGAGATTATCCGAAGTGACCCGGCGATTGGGATGCAAGCGTACACAGAGTTCACCGGCTTCATACGGTTTTGGGATCGCATCTACGGACAAAATCCCGTAATGAAGGCGACGGCCGTCGATGCGCAGTGCATCTTGCAATCTCGCGTCGTTGCATGGTATCCAAATCTTTCCGGGGTGTCATTCTTCAATACCGCAGCGTTTCCGACCGCATCGTCAATCATGACGAATCTTTGGAACTACAACATTGGCAGCCTCGCCAACGGCAATCCGCCAGTCATGACAGCGGCGCTCACACGGCGCTACGGCACGAAGTTGCAACGATGGGCCGACGGACGTGTTACGACCGCAACCAACGCCACCAACCTCGGTATTGGCGACGCCATCGAACTGTCATGCAGTGGCGAAAACGTGTACGAAACTATGGTTAAAGTTGCGGACATCGGAGGGCTTGACTTTACCGTCAACTTCGACCGTGCGACGCTTGGCTATTCGTTGTTCTACGCTGACAACCTCGGTGCCGACCGTACCAGCTACGTCAAATTCAGCCAAGCCAACAACACCGTCGGCAACCTAAGCCGCTCTACGAATCTCATGAACTACGGCACGTTGTTTCATGGCGTCGGGAGCAAAGGCAAAGACAAGAACCCGATACGCGCCAAATTCCCAACGACAGACCCGACCGGCGTCGATTTGCGCGAAGTCTACGTCAAGGGAAGCGACCAAACCAACGAGAACCAACTGCGCAGCCTTGCTCGGTCTCGGTTTCGTCGCCAACGCTTCAAGATTCAGGCATACGACATTGAAGTATTGCAGTCGGGAGCGTGGCGCTACGGTCGCGACTATTTCCTTGGCGATCTCGTCAGCGTCGATGCGCAGACTGGCACGCCATTGACGCGCAAGGTACAAGCGGTGTCATTGTCAATGAGTTCGCAAGGAGTCGAGGAGGTGCGCATTGACTTGGCTGCAATCTGATGAAGCGCAATTGATGCGTGACCGCATGAGTACCGCAGAGCGTCGTGATGATGC